CACATATGCACCAGCAAACAATGTCGCTAAACCAAGTATAGAATACCCAGCCGCAATTAAAGATATGCTAATAGCACTTATAAATGTTATTAATGTTAAAAACATTTAATTATTTAGTTTCTAATTTTTTGATTCTCTTAATCATTCTTATGACTCTTTTGTCATAATCTTTTGTCGTTGAAAATGCGTCTAGCGTTTTAATTAACACATACGAATCTAAAGGTTGACCTTTATCTAACATCAATTGTCTTTTTATTCTAAATTCTTTATATGCTCTGTGTTCGTTAAGTAATCTAATATATTCTTTTACACTATCACATTTACTAGCAAATAATCTTACACCCCAACCTGGCCATTTTTCTACACCACTAGGTAATAAATGTGGAACTGACTCGCTAAATGTTCTAATACCAAATAGATTATTACCTTTATTTGCAAATCTACTTGTACCCCAACCAGACTCTAATGCCGCCTGACCTATTATCATTTCCCAAGGCACTCGTTTATCTTTAGGTGTTGTGAAATTTATGTAGTCAATACATTTATGCATTGCTCTAACAAATTGTGTATCATCACTATATACAAATTCAGGTTCTCTTAAATCTAAATCTTTAATTTTTGTTAAATAAAAATGTTCAAGTTCAGCATTTACTTTTTGTTTTGCCCATTTGTTAGGATTAAATGTACCCCAACCAAAAACTAATGCACAAATTATACCTGATACAAAAAATATCTTTGTATATAACCACGTCTTTTCTAAGACATTATCCCAATTAATTTTTTTTGGCATAGTATTCGTATCCTGTCCATTCTACACCATCCGCATCTTTAAATGATGGTAGTTTAACTTGAAATAAAATAAGTTTATCTTTTAATTTATTTATTTCTTTGAATATCTTTTCTGCTTGTTTTTCTGTAAAATTATCGTATATGTCTTTTGACCAATTGCCTGTGTAATACATACGTGTTGTACCTGATAAATTAGATGGTTTTACTAATTCGGTAAGTTGTAAACGTGCCTCTCCTACTTTTTGACGAATATAGGGATCTAGTTCTTTTTTCACTCTCTTCATATTATATCCTTTAGTTAAATAGATTATAGGTCTGCAATCTTAAATTTTTTAATTACGTTCTTTGTAGGTATAACAGTTGTGTTACCACCATCTGCAAGTTCATAATTATCATCATAATTATAATCACTCATTAAAACATGAACCTTTGCGTCTTTCTTTACCAACCAACCTGTTGATACACAAATAGCAGGTTTCATTCTTTCAATTTCTTTTATAGATTTCCAACCAGCATCTGATTGAATATCTTCCCAATATACCAAATAGAAATCATATGTAAATGGTATTTCAGGAACTCCGTCTTGGAACTTTTTACTTTTCTGTGCCATTTTCTTTTTCTTTAAATAGTTCTCTTATAGAAATAACAACACCTGCAAGTATGATTATTACAATTTCTTTAGGAACAATAGCAGTTAATATTTGATAAGACTCAAAAAAATTAGCAATCATCTTCTATTTTGCTCCCTTCAAGTAATTTACATTTATATAATTTATCTGCATCTAATCTAAGTTGAGCAGTTAAACTTTCTAAAATGTATGGCATAGATTTTTCTAAAATATTTGCCATTTGTAACATCATAATGTAAGCAAGTTTTTCCATTTCAGACTTTAACAATGCCTGATGGTCAATCTCACTAGAGTTAGTAATAACATGACCAATAACTGCCTTGTTATATTCACTGATCTCATCTGCACTTACAGATTTTTGAAAGGCACTAAGACCTAACCAAAGTATTGCAAGAATTAAAATCAATTTTTTCATAATATATCCTCTCTCGTTTGTTTATATTTATATAATACCACAAAATGAGGGTAAAGTCAAGCAGAAAATTAAGGAAAAAAGTGAGTAAAATCAATGATTTAGGGGGTTAAAAACCCCCAAAAATCGTCTATTTTGAAGGATCCATAAAGTTCTCATTCCAACCAAATGCTTCTTTTACAACTGATTCGGTAAGACCTTTATATGCCTTATTTAAAACTTTGTCTTTTGCATTAATTAATAAGTCTGCTTCTGTTTGATGTAGACCTTCTAACATCTGTATAAACATAGTTTCTTTTTTTGTTTTTGATAAAGATGAATCTGCACCTCTTACAAAATGCCAAAGTCTTTTAACTTCAGTTTTTAGTAGAGTGTGTTCAGTACCTTCTGGTGCCTCATTTCTGATAAATGGTGGACTGCCTTCAGGTAAATCCCATTCTATTTTAGGATCAAATGCACCTTTGAGTAACTGTCTTAACGCAGGACTATCGTATTGCTGAAGAACAGCAATCTTTTTAGGTTTATCCTTTGCGTTATTAACTTTAGTTAGTATTTCATGCATTGTAGGCTCACCACTACCTTGTGTAGAGGACATTGCTCTCATAGCAGATTTACTAATTAAGTTTGGATTGTCTTGTGCCATTTTATTTCTCCATACGTATGTATTCAAAAATCATTAATATTTTCAATCAATGTTTTTAGTTTATATTTCATAAAGTAAGGTAACAGTTGCGACCTGTCTTTCACTTTATAATTTGTAAAACTATTTATAATGTTTTTTTCTATAGTTAATGGTATCATAGATAGATCAATTAACTTCTTATTTCTATCAAAATACTTTCTAGTTTCTGAACCTAATGGTATGTTATCTATATTTGACCATTCTTGTAATCTTTTTTTATTAATAGGTTTCTGTCTTTCACCTCTAACAAATATGTCATCATCACTTAATATATTAGGCACACCATCTGATCTATCACCTTTGATTATTTGCTCTCTTAAAAATGTTTTAGGGTCTTCTTGTTCACCTATAAAACCTTTTAACAATGGCGACCATTGATACACGTTTCCATAATGTTGTAACTGTACAAAGTCTTTGTCACCTGAAATAATAATATACTTGTCGTCTTTTTGTTGTTTAACTAATGATGCAATAATGTCGTCTGCCTCAGCATTTTCAACATACATTACAACATATGGAAAGTTGTCAATCAGTTCTTGTTTGATTTCTGTTATGATATTAAATATATTTGTCCAATCAAAATCTGAATCATCCCTACTTTTACGTCTAGCATATTTGTAATTAGGAAAAATATCTCTACGCCAAGGGTCACCTGCGTCTGAACAAAGTACCATAGTACCAAACTCTTCTTTAAATTTTGAATTGAATAATCTTAATGAGTTGAGTATCATGTGTCTTATCATATCTTTATTTGGTTTTACATCTGCCTTACCTCTGGTCTGAGCCATAAGGTTTGAAATGGACACTTGGTTAAGATCAACTAATATCATGTAATAAATTTTGTTTGTTGTATGGTAGTTTTATTAAAAGAAAAACTACCAAAAACTTATTCTACTCCACTCTCGCTTTATAGAATTTTGTGGTGATTAGGCACCGTAAGCAGTGTTACCGAACAATGCTCTTTGACCAGCAGCGATTACCGCTTTTGATGGAGTACCTACTCTGTAAGAAACACCTTTAGATGATTTATTTGTGTAAATCATAACACCTTTGTTTCTTAATTTACCAATCATTGAAGTTGGTGATCTAAGATCAAATTTTTGTCTTAGAGTTTTCCAAGTAATATCATTACCTGTGTTTAAAAGGTTTAATACCTTTTGTGTTTTAGATAGTTTAGCTCTTGCCATTTTATCTTCTCCTTTATTATTAAATAAAAAATTAAACATTACGTTTAACTCCTTTCACTGTTACTATTTTACAACCTGTGAAGGCGATTGCGTGTGCAATTCTGTTAATCATCTAAATTACCATCTGGTTCAAAAATACTTGAGCCATCTTTTAGATCGTTTAATTCTGTTTTAATCTCATCACTCAAAGGTTTATTAGTTTTATTTACTTTAGGTTTACCTAAAACTTTTGAGTAATCAATTTTGGCAGTGTCACCTTTATTAAGGTCTACAACTGAAGCAATTTTATCAGACAATTGTTGTGCAGGATGTTTTAAATTAAAATCTCTGTATATCATACCACGCATAACATCAACTAACAATGCCAAATCTCTCATAAATGATGGTGTGTTAGTTTTCATTGCCAAGTCAACAAATTGTTTTAATAATCCCATACTAATATCATCTACAGCAGTTTCAACAAATTGTTTTGTTTGTTGTTTAGCAATTTCTTGTGCCTGCTTTTCTCCCATTTTACGTCTTTGTTCATCAAGTTCTCTACTTCTTTTGTTAACAATTCTGTTCGTAGGAAACTGAATAATATTGTCATTAGTCACTTAATATTTCACCTTTAAAATTAACTTGTCCTTTATCAGCAAAAAATTCTACTAGTTGATTATATCCACCAATTAACTCATTATCTATTTTTATTTGTGGCATTGTTCTAACTTTTTTACCAATATCTTCAACTAACTTTTCAACATCATAGTTAAAATCTTTTTCTAAAGTCTTTTCTTCGTAAGTAAGGCCAAGATTTTTTAACAATGATTTGGCCTTATTACAATATACACAATTACTTTTACTGTACAATACTATTTTCATTACTATCTTTCATAAGTTCATTGTACTTGATGTTTGCCTTTTCTTTAAGATTATATGCATCTACGGCTTCTGCAATTGTAAAGTTATACATCTTATTGTATTCACCAAGTGGTAATCTTAAACCAATCCATACTCTGTAATAACCATTCTTAGTAAGAGTAACATCTTGTTTGAAGATTTCATAACCTCTAACAGGTGTATTTTTTATAGCATTCACCAATACAGATTCTACTTCACTTACAACTGTTTTAGTATTTGTTTTACCAAGTTCAGTTATAAATTGTTTAGACTCTTTATTCATTTCACCTGCAATAATATCAGCAAGTTCAGACTTAGCCAACATCTTACCTTTTTCAATAGCAAGTTGTAGGTCTGGAGATACTGCCGTTGCAACACCAAAGATACACATTTTATCTTTGTCTTTACCAAAATAAGGCGTATCACATGCCTTTGATTCAGAATAGTCAGCCATGTACCATTTAGGAACAGTATTCATAACTTTACCTTTTTCTGATTTGATTTTATATGTAGCAGAGCAATTTGCCAATAATAAACTAGCACCTAACACTGATACAATTTTTATCCATTTATTCATATATTTTACACACTCCTTCTCATAGTATATACTAATTCTTGTAATTTGTCAAGCCCTAGTTGAACATAGTTTAAAATCTCAGTAAAACCAATACTTGTTTCAGTTACAACAATAGCAAGAAGTCCAATTATTATGATATTTTTAATCATTGTACCTTCCATTCACCGTTCAATTGTAAACATGTTTTTCCGAACGACTTAAAAACATGATTTGGCCGACTATAATATCGGCAGTATTCTGGCGTACTAATATCTCTGTAATAAAATTGAGCAAAGAGTTCCCAATAACCTGGTGTTTCTATGCCTTTTTTACCATCAGCACACTCCAAAATTTCTTCTTTAATTATTTCGTCACCTTGTTGTTTAATTATAACTTTAACGAAACAATATTGACCATCTGTTTTTTCAGGTGGTATTCCTACAATCTTACTATGTAATATCTTTTCATCACTTTTTGCCCAATTGATTGATACAGCGATCACAACAAATAGTGATGTTACAAATAAAATAAATTTTCTAAAATTCCACATATTATCCTTTCTCAATCCATCTACCATCTGGCAATTGACAAGCAGTGCCAAATACAACTTTTCTGTTTATACCACCAACACCTATCAATGGCCATTGATTTGTAATATCTATAGTAGCATCATAATCTTTACATTTAAATGGTCCTTCTAAGTATGATCTAGTTGTTTTTATAATACCACTGTTACCTGTTTTAACATTATACCAGTTAGTAAAACTAGAACCACCAGGACCATTATTTAAATGATCTACAAACACTGCATTGTGAACATCATAATCTGACTTGTACATAATTTCTGCACCAGCAAACGCACCTACCACAGCACATGCACCTATAGCATATGGATTTTCAACACCCATAGTTACACAAGTACCTGTTGTAGTGGTTGCCGCCAATACAGCACCTGTTTGTGATCTACTGGTTCCACATGCCGTTAGTAATCCTAAACAGATTAATAAGAGGGTGGTTAGTTTCAATTTTCTTTTTACAGTTTCCATAATCATAATTACATACATTACTACATCCACTAACAAGTGTCATCAGTATAATTAGTGGTAGTATTTTTTTCATATGTTCCTTTATCGTTTGCCAAAAGTAAACAATCTGATTGGATTGTTTCAATCATATTGTTGATTTCTATTTCAGTTGCCTTTTTGTCTCCATACTTCATTTCTCTTAATTGATCTGACAACTTTTTTATACTATCAACTTTATTACAAAAATCACTGATTTTGTGTAACATTATTTTTTACCTTCGTAAATAAAGATTTAATCTTTTCCCAATTCTTAGCATTTTGTTCTTTACCTTTTTGCCAATTTTCTGCTTGATAAGATTTAATCTCAGCAATCTCATTAACAATATAGTTCTTTACTTTAACATCTATTGTTTCTTCACTCTTCGCCATTGTCATTGTCATTAGAATAGCAATGGTTAACATCATCATAGTTCTCATACTATATTTTCCTTCCCATAGTTTTAATGTCTTTGGCATCTACAACTTGGTAACTACCTTTGTTGTATGCCACACTTATTGTTTTACCAGCAGGTAAATTTGTACTGTAATATCGTCTGTACGTATCACCTACTATTCTATCACTTGTTGGTATAGAATTTTTTACTTTTAAATGATCTAAATTAAGATCAATGTCATCTGTATAATAAGTTTTCAAAATATGTCCATCATCATCTACTGAAAGACCTAGCGATCTCAACCACTTATAGTGTTGAGATTTCGCCAAATCAAGTTTTTCAGTTTTAGTTAATTGACTTCTCTTCTTCATCATCTGAATCTGATTCACTTTTTCTTTTCTTAGCATAATATTCTGCTTTAGTCATATTGAAGTATTTTTTATAAAAGTAATCGTCTGGACTAGGCGATTGATACATCAATAATAAATTGTCAAATTTAATATCTAACAATTCATAATATTCTGGATGTTGTTTTTTTAGTTCTACGTGGTCTTTACAAAATTGTATTCTATTTGTATAAACCTCTTTATCATTTTTCATCAATTCAAAGTCTTTTTGTTTTGCAATATCAAACTCTTTGAATAGGTTATCTTTATCATATCTAAACATATTATAGTCCTCTCGTTGTTAAATTTCGTATATCATACCATAAAACCCTTAAAATGTCAAGCATCAAAAATGCACGTAAAAACGTGGTTTTTGTACTTAAAAGAACGGCATAGGGCGTCATATACGGCGATTCGGGTGTCACTGCGATACTTGTATCATTCATATTTTTCAACTTCAAGTTGTTATATACCTAATGCGTGAATTATGTCTTTTGGTTCAGTAGGCATCTGTTTACCACTTTTAATATAGTCTGCCAACTGTTCAAAATAAAATGCTGGGTCTTCATGTCCATTTGCATCCAATACTTTTGCACATTGACTAATACATTTTATAAATGCCATAGGTGTCATGTTTGGACCTACATCTAATTTCTTTTCATATTTACCTGGTCTTTGATTTGACATATTTAACCTCCATTTTAAAATCATCTAAATCGTTAATACAACAATGTCTTTCACCACAAATTGCATATGCCAATGTTTGTGTATGTTCTTTCATTGTATTATGCCATAACTTCTTTGCCTCTTCATAAGTTTTTACTATAGTCTTTGTTGACTTATCTTTTGGTCGCCATTCAACTATAGCATAACTATCTGCGTTTTTTACTATTTCTTTATCTTCCATTTTTTCATATCATTTATTATTGAACCTAATACTAGTGAAAGATAGGTATAGATTTCTACAGAATAAACTATGGCTGTAGCACCCATTACTATAAGTAACATTAATACAAAAAATTCTAATGCCATTATTTTACACTCCTTTTATGTGATTCAAAATTGTTTACAAATACTCTAATCAATCTGGAAACATCAACTGTTTCCTCTTTTAAAGTTTTAGGGTTAGTAAATATAACTCTACAATCATTTACTTTTGCATAAGTTAAATTCTTGTCATCAATCACTTTGGCGTCATCTGTATTTTTACGCCAATCGTGTGAAGAATATCCTAATACATCTTCACTCATTACTTACCTCTTTGACTTTCTGCCTCTAATTGAATTTGAACATCAACATCAGACGCCTCTTTCAATGTCATTTCTTCAAAACCATCTTTTGTAACAACATCTGTTTCAGAATAGTCTGTAGAAATTTCTACGTCACCATCTGCAACTGCAAACTCATCATCTGTATATGCAACTTTACCCATGTATTTTGTATCATCACTTTCAGTATAGTTAGCATCTACCATGTAAGTTTCAACGCCATCTTTTGTTTCAGTTATATCACTTGTAATTTTAGAGTGATCTATACCATTTTCAGTAAACAATTTATCAGCATCATCTTTATTATCTGCCAATACTTCTTGTTCAACTACTAGTGTATAGTATGTTTTCTTTCTATATAGGTTTTTACCTACATCATCTTTATTATAAAAAATGTTAGTATCATTCATTAGTGTATCCTCCTATCATTATAATGGTTAACATGTTTTTTAGTTTTCTCAAAATCAAAATCTTTTCTTAAAGATTGTCTGTCCCATTTCTGACCATAATCATTAAATAGATTTTTATCATTCATGGCAGTTTCACCAAACACATCTTCATATGTTTGATAGTATTGTTTTTCATCTATCAATTCTACTCTGGAAACTTTAGCAAAGTTTGTAGCAGTTTCTTTGTAATTCCAATCTAAGAATTTTACTATTTTTAATTTTACTTTATCTGTAAATATATGTTTAAATTTGTTAGGTACATTTCTATAAACAGTTTCATATGCATAAAAGAAATCACCTTGGTGTTCTGGATCCATATATTCTCTTAAATAACAAACGTTAAAAGTCTTATCTTCTTTTGGCATATTGTTTAATAACTCCTCTTCAGCAAATTCTGACCAGATACCTTTCATTTCTTTTTTATTTAATTTAGGCATTAGCGATCTCCATATCAATAACTTCTTCTACGTTATTCTCATCAACGCCAACCATTCCTAAATTATCAATTTTAAGAATATCGTTAATAGCGGTATCTTTTGTAATCAAGTTTTGTTTAACTTGTAAGATAATTTTATCAACTTGTTTTTCAACAGATTGTTCAATGTATTGT